CCTGCGGCTAATCGTGAACCCAGGACCCAGGCTGAGTTTGCTAGGATGTTGGGTGTGGATACGACAACGCTTCGGCGTTGGGAGAAGAAGGATTGGTTTAAAAGTGAGTGGGACCGTCGGGTTTCAGAAATCCAGGGGTCGCCTGAGCGAACCCAGAAACTACTGGATGCGTTATATCTTAAGGCCCTTGAGGGAGACAACAAGGCGGCCCAACTATATCTCCAGGCAACGAATCGGCTTCTGCCACCCCAAACAGTTATCAACACATCCAAAGCATCCGATTTGTCGGATGAGGAGTTGGACGCTTTGATTGTTTCTATTGCTGAGCACCAGTCCAAACGTAAGACCGAGCCGCCCCAGGCGGTGTGATTCTTGTCATGTCCACGCATAGAACGAACGAATGTGCTATGTGTGGGGAGGAATATCCGGCCAATCTAAGGGATTGTCCGTGGTGTTGCGAACCGAAACGAACGAAACACCCCCTAGTAGAACCCAATCATTACGACCCTAGGATTGATGAATGAGCATTTCGAATTATTTGGAGGACGCACTGCTGGATACGTTGCGCGGAACCTCGTTTTCTGCCGCTAACGTATACCTGAAGTTGCACCTCGGTGACCCGGGGGAAACCGGAACAGGTAACCCTGCCGCTGAAACAACCCGTCAGGCCGTCACCTTCAGTGCCGCCAGTGGTGGAAGCATGGCTTCCAGTGCCGCTGTCACGTGGACAAACGTCGCCGCCAGCGAAACCCTTACACACTGGTCGGCTTGGGATGCCAGCACCGCTGGCAACTGCCTGTGGACTGGAGCCTTGTCGTCATCGGCCAGCGTTGCCGCTGGCGACACGTTCCAGATTACTAGCCTGACCCTGACATTGGACTGAGGTAGAACATGACGACGAGTTTTCCCGCTAGTCTTGACACGTTGACGAATCCCACGAGTGGGGATTCGCTGAATAGCCCGTCGCATTCGGGTCAGCATTCTGACGCTAATGATGCGATTGAGGCTCTCCAGGCGAAGGTTGGTGTCGATGGTTCGGCTGTAGCAACTAGCATTGACTACAAGTTGAACAACACTGTTGCCACGTTGACTGGTACTCAGACGTTGACAAACAAGACGTTGGGTTCTGGTGTTCTGGTTTCGCCTGAGGAGCGTTGGTCAATTTCGGCTACCGCCGCTACGGGTACCGTAGACGTGGATACAGTCACATCGACAGCAGTGTATTACACGTCGAACGCTACTGCAAACTGGACGTTCAATTTTCGTGGTGACGGGTCAACATCGCTGGATAGCGTGTTGACGACTGGTGATTCGATTACGGTTGCGTTTGCTGTGACAAACGGCGGAACCGCTTACTACCCCACTGTGTTTCAGGTTGATGGTTCGGCTGTTACGCCGAAGTGGCAAGGCGGTACTGCGCCTGCGGCTGGTAATGCTAGTTCGGTGGATGTGTACGTGTTCACGATTATTAAGACCGCTAGCGCAACATTTACTGTTCTTGCTTCGCAAACTAAGTTTGCTTAGGAGTTATTGATGCCGATTGTTACCGCTGTTAGCGTTGGAGCGAGGGGATATGGCTGGTCTGCCGCTACCGCTACTGGTATTGTCTGGGATTTTACCACCTATAGTGGAACGACACCTGGCGCAAACACTGGTGCTTGCGCCGCCAATTCCAACGGTGCCGCTTTTTGCATATGGGATACCTACGGTACTTCTTTAACTGACCGAGTTTGGTATTGGTCTGATATTACATCTAATACTACTGCCACTACGGGGAGTAGGGCAGCACTTTATTACGCTAGCGGAACTGGTTATTTTGCTGGCTATTTCTGGCAAATAGGTGGGGCGGTTGACCAATACCATAACTTTGCGGAAGTAAGTGTTTACACATACCATGGCGGTTCTTCTTGGACAAACAGAAGTGCAATGCCCAACGGTACGTCTAGGTGTACGGCCGCTTTTTCTCAAGACGGTTCTGCTGGTTTGTTTTATTTCCCTGGTTCAAAGTACCCAAGTTACGAGGGCTTTCCAGTTGATAACTTGAACAAGTTTTACAAGTTAACAAGTTTGACTGGGTCATGGACGGCCTGCGCAAATACTCCAGTTAACTATTCTCAGGGAATGTACCCAGCATACACTTCTGGCGGTTATGTCACTATCGTCAATGGCTGGACTACTGGTACTTATTACGCTTATAGGTATAATATTTCTGCTAATTCTTGGCAAGTATGTGCCGCGGCTCCCAAGACTGGCATAGGTTACTGGGGCATTCCAGACGATGATAAATACTGGTTTATCGACTACAGCAATACTTCTGCTGGAGTGGCGTATTCTTTGAAAGAAACCGACACGGCCTGGTCGGTTGGGAAAGCGGTTACTGGCACAGTGAATTATACTGGTTACGTAATTACTGGCCAGACCGTTTATAATCTTAACCAAGGAACCAAAACACCAACAGTTTGATTTGAGAAAGAGAGTTATTTATGTATTCATTCGAAACCAGAACTGAAAATGGAAAAGCAGTTGCGGTTGTTAGCCGCAATGATGCTGTTATTATTTATCAGGATTACAACCATAAGAATAGCAAGCCGTTTGCATCGGAAGCCGAAGCCGCTATCTGGGCAACTGATTATTGTGCTGAAATGGAGGAAGGCGATTTGCGTGCGGCAGAAGCACGAAAAACTGCTGAACTGGTAAATCAGTCGCAAATTGTCACGGCTGTTTCACAGGCAAGTGCACTGCTAGCCAGCGACCCAGTCAAGTATGCTTCACTGGCTTCGTTTGTTGATTCTGCTGTTGCTGAACTTTCCAAGACTCAGCAATAATACAATTTAGATGGCGGTCATCTACGATTCCGTAGATAGTTACGACAACCTCTCGTACACATACGAGGGGGCTATTGGTCGTACCGCCACAGGCGCAGGTACGGGTTCTTCTACGGGTGCATCCTGGTATACATTTGACCCGTCGAACCAGTATGACGAATCCACTATTACGTATGATGCGGCGAATCGCACCTATGATGGTGCTGTCGCCGCCCAAGCCACAGGCTCTGGACTTAGTTTTTCCTCTACTGTGTATGTGCGTACCACGTTCTCTAGTGGTATTGCCGCAGGTGAAGGTGGCGAGGTTGCACTGTGGTTGCGTATTGTTCCTAAGACTGCGACTGGTGATGGTGGTGCAACCGCTGGCGATACTGCCATCGGGTTGCGCACAGTGCCCCGTGTGTCCACGTCTAGTGGTGTGGGTACGTCGGATTCGTATGGTGCCACCAGCCACCTCAGGACGGCGTCTGGTGCTGGTACGGGTGGACATGAGATTGTGTCGTTTGCGACGTTGTTCCGTTCTGCCAGCCCGTCGGCTGGCTCAGGTTCCACTGACGTTGCGACATGGGTGAATCGTGGACAGCCGATGCGTGGCAAAGTTATTCTTCAACCCTATTGGTCGAAGCGAAAGCCATACTATATCCCTAGGTGAGTTGTGGAACTTAATGAACTGGTGCATGAACGCGAATGGCGTTTGTGTCGTGGCCCACAGGATGCCACAACAGAAGAACTGTTGGAGGCGTTCACATATTTCTGTGTGAACTATTGGGCTATTAAGCATCCTGAGCGTGGGCGTATCATGTTTGATATGCGTGAAGCGCAACGTGAAACGGTGCGAGCCTGGTTGGAGAACCGCTATAGTGTGGTTCTCAAGGCACGTCAGATTGGGTTCTCTACGCTTGCGGCGGCATACGCGTTCTGGCTGGTTTATTTCCAGCCGGACCGATTTGTGATTATGCTTAGTCGTACCGAGCGTGAGGCCATGAAGTTGCTTCAGAAATCCAAGTATGGGCATCGTTGGTTGCCGGGATGGATGCGTGAACGTGGCCCCCGTTTGTTGACTGACCACCAGTTGAAGATGGTGTTTGATAACGAGTCGGCTATTGAGTCGTTGCCGTCATCAAATGACCCTGCTCGTGGCGAGTCGGTGTATCTGGTGATTGTGGACGAGATGGCGTTCTTGCCGAACCCCGATGAAGCGTGGGCTTCTATTGAACCTATTGCCGATGTGGGCGGTAGGGTCATCTGTCTAAGTACCGCTAATGGGTCTGGTAACTTCTTTCATAAACTGTGGGTCGGTTCCCAAACAGGAACCAACATGTTCCGAGGTGTGTTCTGGTCCTGGGATGCAGGCGACCGCAACCAAGACTGGTACGAAGTGAAGAAGCGTACCTTACCGGACTGGCAGTTACACCAAGAATACCCTCGGTCCCCCGAGGAAGCATTCATCAAATCCGGCAACCCGGTATTCGACCTGGATATTATTAATAGTCTAATGGCGGCCGAACCTACGGTTGGCCTATTGAAAGTGGACCCTGCTAGTGGCGAAGGTATTTTCGAGCCGTATTC